GCGTTTATTCCTGAAGAAAGTTGCAGAAGCTTTTATGCGTGTATATGAGTCATACTCTGCCGGCATAATCTATCGTCTTGCAGTAAGTATGCCGCCACGTGCAGGAAAGTCTTATATTTCATCTTTGTTTATCGCATGGATGCTCGGGCATTTTCCGGAAGAATCAGTTATGCGTAATTGCTGTTCTGATACATTGTACAATAAACTTTCCTATGATGCCCGTGATATTGTGAAGTCCAAACGTTTTCATGAGATATTTCCGGATATTTATCTTAAAGGTGATAAACAGAATGTGAAGAGCTGGAATGTTGAGGGAGCCCGTCAGGTTTCTTATTTTGGCGGTGGTGTTGGTGGAACTGTTATCGGTTTCGGTGCATCCATGCTCGCCATGACGGACGACTTGTACAAGAGCTTGGAAGATGCCTTATCCGATAATAATAATGAAAAAGTATGGTCATGGAAACAAGGTACGCATGATTCTCGTATAGAGGGTAACTGTTGTCTTATTGACATTGGTACACGCTGGTCTGCCAATGATGTACTTGGGCGTTTGGAAGAAGCAGGGAAATATAATGAAATCATCCGTATTGCTGCTCTTGATGAAAACGAACGGTCCTTCTGTGAAGATGTACACACGACCGAATATTACCTTGAATTGCGCTCGGAGACAGACGAAAGTATTTGGATGGCCGAGTATATGCAGGAGCCATTCGAAGCAAAAGGTTTACTATTTCCGAAGTCTTCCCTTATGCGCTTTAAACTCGCCGATATTGCAGGTAAAAGACCCGATGGCACTATTGGCGCTTGTGATACTGCGGATAAAGGTGATGATGATTTCTGTGCACCATTCGCAAAGGTATTCGGACCGAAATACTTTATCACAGATGTATTATTTACCAAAGACCCGGTTGAGGTTACGGAGCCACGCTTGGCACAAATGGTAATAGATACCGAATGCGACCAGTTACGTATCGAGTCAAACAATGGTGGGCGTATATTCGCTATCAATGTGCGTAAACTTGTTACCACGAAAAGAAAGTCCTGTCTTATCCAAGCGCGTCCTACTACTCAGCANNGCTCTTACAAATTATAAGCGTGAGGGGGATAATGCTCATGATGATGCACCGGACGGATGCACCATTCTTGCAGAGTTTGCCGAGTCAATCGGACTGAATTTCAAAAAATCAACACGCAAAGTAGGACGCGGATAAAATNATAGAGTTTTTGTATGTATGGTAGGGGATTTATAGTTGAGGTGAAATACAATAGGGGGATATATTTTAAGAGAAAAGTATATGCCAGGAATATCCGAAATATTGAGTAATGACGACTTTTCTCGAATAGTCAGTGATTTATGTGTAGATACCATAGAAGATAGAGACCCCAAAGAATATTTGGAGGAATATAACGGAGGACGCCACCGTCGTAAAACTTCAGTAGGTTTTCGTGAACCTAAAAAAGTGGCTGTATATTCAGATACAGAGTTTGAAACAGACCCAAATACTGGCGAAGAAAAAGCAAAACGTTTGGAAGATAAGATTGTGCCGGTTGCTAAGATTGTAACTAATATCCCAAAGAAGATAGTACGTACAGCAGCAGCTTTTTTGTTCGGTGGGGATATGATTGTATCGGCAGATAATATGGATGATGATAGCTTGCAAGACTTCAAGCAGGTATTTGTCCGCAAGCTTAAGATGAAATCAGTCTTTATGAGATTTGCTCGTATTGTACTATCTGAAACCAAAGGGGCGATTGTCTTTTATCCTGTAACGAAAAGCAATATTAAGGGAACGGATAAGGATGGAAATCCTGTCTTTAAAAAAGAAGTCGTATTAAAAGCCAAAATATTATCAACACCAAAGGATGATAATGTAACCAATGAATTTTACCCGCATTTTGACGATGATGATGATATGGATGGCTTCATTCATAAATACACAGCTATGGTTAATGGCAGAAGCTGTGAATGCGTGAAGATTTATACCGCTAATGAGATTATAACCGGAATCAATGATGGGCAGTGGGTTATAACAAAGGATAAGAATCTATTCGGGAAAATTCCAGTTGTCTATGCTGAGGTAGACCAACCGGACTGGGAAGATATAGCAGTTCTTATGGATGCGTATGAAATGCGCCTTTCTCGAATGTCAGATACTAATGACTATTTTGGAGACCCTATGCTAAAGACTTACGGCCAGACCAATTTACCTTCAAAGGAAACGGTAGGAAAGGAGTTGAATTTCTCCATGGAAGTGGACCCGGATACCGGAACTGCTTATCATGGTGATGCAGAATATTTATCCTGGCAGCAGTCTATTGATTCTCAGAAAGAGGAAATCGCAAACGAAAGGCATGAGATATTTTCCGGTGCTTCTTGCCCTGACCTCTCCTTTGACAACCTTATCGGTATAGGTGATTTATCCGGAGTGGCTCGTGAGTTTATGACTATTGACGCAAAGATAAAAGCTACGGAACAGATGGAAATATTCGGTCCGGTGGTACAGCGTTGTGTGGCAATCGTGCAGGCTGGTATGGCTCGTATTTCCCATATCAAAAACGCTGGCGCAATAGAGGGAAATTATTTCGAGGTGAAGTTCGGTTCAATCTTGCCCAAGAACCTTACGGAAATTTTGCAGAACTTGGCTATTGCAAACGGTAATAAGCCTATCAATTCGCAAGAGACCATTACTGCAGAATCTCCTTATACAAAGAATGCCAAACAAGAGATTGCAACCATGAAGAAAGANTGATGAAACGTAAAGGGCTTTCCTTTTATGATAGTCAGCATTTGCAAAAAATGTTGGTGCAGCAAAATGATATAACAGCTATCTTTAATCGTTTTATTGCTGCTATTTCCCCTTATCTTCAACAATGGGCAGATAAGGGGAAAGATAGTGTATGGGTAAGAAACCAGTCAATAGAAAAACGTATTGATAGGGAGTTGGTAAAGTTACAATCTGACCTACTTGCCAATATTACTCAATTTCAAATGGACGCATGGAAACGTTCTGAACTAAAGAATGATGATTTTATTTCAAGGTATATTGAGGGATTGGCTATCAGTACAGCTATAAAAGAAGGGCTGTTTGCTCATAATGCCAAAGCTATGTTGCAGCTAAAAAAAGGTATGGATATTAGGGGAAATACCTTATCCGACCGTGTGTGGAATATTGCGGAGTTGGCAAAAGAGCAACTGGAGTATTATCTTGCATCCGGAGTATCGGTAGGCCGTAATGCCGGGCAGATAGGCCGGGATGTGCGCCAACTTCTTAAAGAGCCGGATAAACGTTTTAGGCGTGTGCGTGATGCAAATGGGAAACTGATTTTATCTCAGCCTATGAAGAATTATCATCCGGGCCAAGGTGTGTACCGTAGTGCAAGCATGAACGCATTGCGATTATCCTCTACGACAACCAATATGGCTTATCGTGCAGCAGACTATGAACGATGGAATGGTCAGGACTTTGTTTTGGGCATAGAGATAAGACGGTCTGATAGTAATCGCGGACCGTGTGCCCTTTGTGATTCGATGGTTGGCAAATATCCGAAAACATTTAAATTCACAGGGTTTCATCCATTTTGCATTTGTTATGCGACTCCAATAGTTCTGGAACCGGAAGATTTGGCCGAGTATTTGGTAAATGATACGATACCGGAAGAACTTGTTGTGAAAGATATACCTCAATCGGCTAAAGCTTGGGTAAACAAGAACCTTGAAAGGGCTAAAGGATGGAGCAATGAACCCTATTTTATTCGTGATAACCGGCAGTTCTTTGGAGAGTTGAAAACCAATATTTATACATTGGAAGAAAAGAAGTTTACCCGCACAAGAAGCACATCTGTATCGATGCAGCGTGCTATTGATTTTCTTTCAAAGGAATATCCGAATATTTCTAATACAAGGTTGGCCGCTATACATCATTATACTAAAGCCGGAGGCAACTATCGACAGTTAAATAAGCAGTTGTATAATGACAATCTTAGCGAGTTTAATAAAGCTGCCGCAACATTAATTTGTGAAGGGTTGAATNGCAGTTCGCTAAATATCGCCCTTTGAAAAGAAATGAAGTGAGTGTAATTTTTACGATTCAGGGTAAAAATGGAAAGGATATATCGGAAATCTCGGAATTTAACGGTAAATTTGTAGAGATGAACCAATACGAGATTCTCTTTGCAACTGATACGAGATTTGAGATTGTCTCAATATTGGAGCAGGCAGATGAGGTTTACATAAAATTAAAAGAGCTATGAACGAAAAACCAAAAATTCCTGAAGTCACAGATGAACTTCGCCAATATTGGANNNGATGACGAAGACGATGAAGATTAGTATTTAGAGTTTATTTGAATATAGGCTATCCGGGTGCGGGTAGCCTTTTTTTTATGGTAAAAATCCTGCTCCAATATATTTTAAAGCAAAAAGACTATGGAAATTTTAGTTGCAATTAAAAAAGCTTTAAAGAAAGCAGGTATTCCAGAGAAATATGCTGCAAAGGTAAAAGCCTTATTTAATGTTGAGAGCGAGGAAAATCTGGAAAACTATGTCTCTCTTTTTAAGGATAACATTCTTCCGGATTTGGAAGCAAGCGAGCAGAACAATCAGAATGTTGCCAATAATGCTATTGCTGAATATGAAAAGAAGCATGGTCTGAAAGATGGCAAGCCTATAGAGGGAAAGGGCAAAAAAGGGAAGAAAA